GGGCATTTGCTGTCAAAATCCATATTGTGCCCGTAGCTGGCGATGCGTATGGCAATTAATATGGCATCCATGTCGATACTGGGCATTTCCCAGGCATTTTTGATGCTTGGTACACAGCTGGTCATCACGTCTGCAACCCCGGATCCGTTCATGAGCGCATCGGGTGTTTTGAGCGTGATTTCGTCTTTGGTGGTCATTGGGTAAATTGGTAACTCGCCGTTGACTGGTAAATCAACAGCACCGTCTTTCCACCAACGCCCGTTGCTGGGCAACTTGATGTAAATTGCTGGCTGTCTAAAATACTTCAATAACGGATTGTCTTCGGCTTTTGGATGCATGATTTTATCCCATAAATAATTGATATAGTACTATATTTATAGGACAAAAAATCCATGGCAATAGAAGATAGACTCGACCGGTTAACGGATACACTTGAACGATATATAGACAGTCAAACTGGTGGCAGTGGTATGGGTGTGAGACCCAAAAGAGATATGGCGCAGGGACTTGATGATCCGGCTGTGCGAGAAAATTTAAGAAAAAATGTACGCGAATACACCAAAGGACTCAAAGACGCCACGTCGCCGCTCAAATCGTTGACCAATGTATTTGAAGGTGTAAGAGAAGAGCTGGACTTCAGTCAGACCAAAGACAATTTTAATTTGTTGGACCAGGCTCTGTTAAAAACTTCAAATACAGTTGAAATTGCTGCCATTGAAGAACAGAAAAGAGAACTACTAAAAGCATCTGCATTAAAAACAGGTGTGACTGCGGCAGCAAACTTTGCAGGCGGCATGCTCAAAGCTGCCAACATGATGGTGGATGCCAGCAGGCAATTTGAATTATCAATACAGAGTGGTGCCAGCGGCATAGAAGCAGGCACACAAAGTCTAATAGCCAGCATACAAGCCAACAAACAAATACAAGACACACAGGCTAATGCAATAAACGATGTATCACAAGGTCTTGGAATGTTGGCCATGGCCTTTGGCAAATGGGGCAAGATAATTGGCGGCATCATTACGGTACTCGGACCGTTGGTTTCGTCTTACATGAAGTTTGAAAACGAACAAGAAGCCAAAGCCGCTGAACACCGTGCCAAACTCATGGGCGAAGAGCTCAAGAAAACCGAAGAAGCCTACAACAAAATTACTGATGCTGGTGCAATGTTCTCTAACGGCATGGGAGAAATGCGGGCCCAAGCTGCCAATGCTGGCATGAGAGTAAAAGACTTCAGTGAGATGATCAAGAACAGCACATCCAACTTGTCCAATATGGGCATGGGTATAGCGCAGGCTGCACAGCGCATTGGCGGTGTTAGCAAAGTTCTGCGTTCGTCAGACCTAGGAATGCAACTGCGTAATCTTGGACTCAATGCTCAAGAACAAGCAGAAGCCGCAGCCGCAGCCGCAGCCAATCTCAATGCCAGCGGTAGACTACGTAGCATGAGTGATGCACAAGTGGCACAGGTCACTGTGGCCTACACCAAAGACTTGAAAATCTTGCAAGGCATCACCGGCGAAGATGCTAAGAAGAAAATGGAAGAAGCACGAGTGCGAAGCATGGAAGCTGACCTAATGGCACAGGCCATGGCCAAAGGCGGACCTGTAGCCATGGAGAAATTGCGTAATCAGTTGGCTACCATGCCCGAGTCTATGAAAAAAGGCTATATGGAATTTGTCAGCACTGGTGGTACTGCTGTAGCTGATGCAGCCAGCAACGTGGCTATAGCTCAAAATCCCAAAATCATGGAACAGTATCGACAGATGTTTACTACCTTGGGCGATGGTAGCAAAGATGCCAGCACAGCATTGAAAGAAACAGGAACGTTAACTGAACAAACTGCTGCCTATGCTAGAGAACACGCTGCCTCGGTCAAAGAAATGGGCCTAGCTGCTCGTGTGGGCGCTAGTGATATTGCTACAGCCACCATGACCATACACAACGATTTGATCCTGGCCAATCAAAAGTTTACTGAAGGTGTCACAGCAGCCACAGCAGAAAATGTTGACAAGTTATCCAAAACACAAGATCCGATAACCAAATCATTGATGAGATTGGCCGACGATACTGACAAAGCCGCAGTGGCATTGGAACAACGTCTAACTCCAAGTTTGGCAGCGGCCGCAGATGCTATGCCGCGCTTTACTGGAGCATTGGGTCATGCCACTGATGCTCTTAAAAACTTACTTGGTACGCCTGCAAGAGAAAAAGGCACTGGCGAAGTGGCTGGCGAAGTGGGTGGAACATTAGCAGGCATGGCTGCAGGTGCTGCCATTGGATCATTTATTCCAGTGCTTGGCACTGTTGTTGGCGGCGCAGTTGGCGCCGCCATTGGTGGCTACCTTGGTGACAAAGCCGGCGGCGCAGTTGGTCGACAATACGATAATGCTGTGAGAACCGGCAGCGGCTCTAATTTTGAAACAACCTCTACTGGAATGGGCATGGGTTTTTTTGCCAAGGGCGGTATAGCCCGTGGCGCAGAATCTGGATTCCCGGCCATGCTACACGGCATCGAAGCTGTTGTGCCCTTGCCCGACGGAAAGGCATTACCAGTCAATTTAGATTTGAGTAACTCATCTTTGTTGGCCAGCATTGGCAAACTTACTGCCGACGCAATCAACAACAATAGCACATCTAATACACCTACCAGTACACTGGCCGAAGATACTTCTACCATAATCAAACAGCTGACTGACACAATCACCACATACAATAGAGCTTCTGCAAGCGACTCTTCGAGCAAGATGCTCGAAGATATGGTTGCCATGATGAAAACACAACTGGACAAACAGGAAGAAATGATCTCTCATCTCAAAGAAAATGTGGATGTTAATCAACGCCTACTAAATCAAAGCTATGCTTGATCCTCGGTAAATACACTACAGAGGAATTTATACAATGAGCTGGAAGAAGTACTTTAAGTCTGCAAACTTGCCCACTAACATTAGCCCTATGGGCAGTGGCAATCGTATGCCCGATCCTGGCTATCGCAACTATCAAAGTAATCTTCCAGAAGTGTACATTGGTCATCCCAACCGTGTTGAACGTTACAATCAATACGAACAAATGGACATGGACTCAGAAGTCAATGCCGCTCTGGATATCTTGGCTGAGTTCATGACACAGCGCAATGACGACAACAACACAGCATTTGATATCAAATTTCACGACAAGCCCACTGACAACGAAGTCAAGATCATCAAAGAACAACTACAGCAATGGGTCAACTTGAATGAACTCAACGAACGCATATTCAAAATAGTACGCAACACCATCAAGTATGGTGATCAAGTGTTTATCCGTGATCCAGAAACATTCAAGATGTTTTGGACCGACATGCCCAAAGTTACTAAAGTTATTGTGAACGAAGCCGAAGGCAAAAAGCCTGAGCAGTATGTGATCAAAGACATCAACCCCAACTTTCAAAATCTAACAGTGACCGCAGTGGCAGCCACTGACACTTACATCAATCATCCACAAACAGGCGGACCATCGGGCAGTTATGTACAGCCCAAGACTCCCTATGCCGGCGGTAGTCGTTTTGCTCACGCTCAAAACGAAGCAGTGATCAATGCCGAACACGTGGTACACATGAGCCTGACAGAAGGCCTGGATGTGTACTGGCCCTTTGGTAATTCGGTGCTGGAAAATGTGTTCAAAGTGTTCAAGCAGAAAGAACTGCTGGAAGATGCTATCATTATCTATCGTGTGCAACGTGCGCCGGAACGCCGAATATTCAAAATTGACGTGGGCAATATGCCCAGCCACATGGCCATGGCCTTTGTGGAACGTATCAAGAATGAAATTTGGCAACGCCGTATTCCCACACAAACTGGCGGCGGTGCTAATATGATGGACGCAACATATAATCCACTCAGTACCAACGAAGACTACTTCTTCCCTGTCACAGCCGACGGACGTGGAAGTAGCGTAGACACCTTGGCAGGCGGCACAAACCTAGGCGAAATCACGGATTTGAAGTTCTTTACCAACAAATTGTTCCGTGGTCTGCGTATTCCTGCCAGCTATCTGCCCACAGGCCTAGATGACGGTACACAGGCAGTCAGCGACGGTAAAGTGGGCACAGCACTGATACAAGAATGGCGTTTTAACCAGTATTGTAAGCGTCTACAGCGCATGATTGTTACCAAACTCAACAGCGAATTCAAGCTGTTTATGCGTTGGCGCGGTATCAACATTGACAGTCAACTGTTTGACATTGAGTTCACAGAGCCACAGAACTTTGCACAGTATCGTCAGGCCGAAATTGATGCCGCACGTATTGCCACATTCACCAATCTTGAACAGATTCCATATTTGAGCAAGCGTTTCTTAATGACCCGCTACCTGGGTCTGAGCGAAATGGAATGAAAGAAAACGAAATCATGTGGAAAGAAGAGCAGGGCAAAGCAGAAGAAGCTGCCGCAGAGCCTGCAAGTCTGCGTAGTGTTGGTATTACTCCTGGCGGTATTGCTGGCGATTTGGACAATGTCACACCTGCACCTGGCATGGAACCCGGTGCCGAAGCTGGAGCACCCGCAGGTGCTGGTGGTGCCAATGCCGGAGGCGCAATGCCCGCAGGCGGTGCAGGCAGTGTAGCCGGTCCTGCCGGTGCAGTTGTATAAATACTCTTATGTTTATCACTGAACTTTACGATCAAATTCCTGAACTTTATCATTCTGAAAAGGATGACAATAGTACCATGAAATTGAAAGATCTACGTAAAACTAGGCTTACTCTTGGGCACTTGAACAAGCTAAGAATGGCCAATGATATACGCAAATTTGAAAAAGAAGAAGAAGTAAAAAGCCTGCAGGACCAGTACAAAGCCCCTGCAGCCGAGCCCGGTGCAATGCCAGGCTTGTAATATTTCTGTAAAACGACTCAAAAAACACCGGTATTGTATAGAAATATACGTAGTTTTGTAAATAGTTTACACAGCTACTATTTTTAAGGAGTTCTTATGAACAAGTATGAAAAGCTAATTGAACACATCATCAACGATGAAGAAGGTAAAGCTCGCGCTTTATTCCATGAAATTGTCGTTGAGAAGAGTCGCGACATCTACGAAAGTCTCATGGACGAAGAGCAATTTGGTGAACAAATGGGCGGTAACCAAGTTGACGGCATGATGGACGAAATCACCCAAGACGAACACGGTCTACCCGAAGACGAAGAATTTGACATGGATGCAGGCGAAGAGCCGATCGATGGCGACATGGACGACGAAATGGGTATGGATGATATGGGCATGGACGATATGGGTGGAGACGAAGCCAGTATCGAAGACAAAGTCATGGACCTGGAAGCTGACTTAGAAGCTCTCAAGGCTGAATTTGCACAGTTGATGGGCGATGACGAACACGCAGAACCCGACGCAGACAATATGGGTGGCCCAAGCGATCACGATGCTGACAATGCAGGTGACGAAGACGAATTTGCCATGGAAGCCACAGCAGATGACGAAGAGTCTTTGGAAGAAGCCAAAGAAGACGACGAAGAAGCTATGGACGATGACAAGAAGAAAAAAGAAGAAGAGTCCATGGAAGAGTCACGCAACTATCGCAAAAGCGAAATTGACTTGATGCGTGAATACGTAGAAAAAGTTAGTGCTCCAGCCAACACCGAAGGTGGTGAAGTTGGTAAAGGTGGCAGCGTTGCTGTCAACAAGAAAAGCATTACCGACAACATGAAAAATGACATGGGCGGCACAAATGCTAACATCGTAAAAGGTGGCAGCGAGCAAAACCCAGATGGCAAGCAATACAAAGCGCCAAGCAATGAATATACTAAAGGCCAAGGCACACTAAAAGGTGCTGAGCGTAATGTGAACCAACCTGGTGGCAACAAAGGTGCTCAAGACTGGTATAACACAAAAGCAAGTGCCAAGAAGCCTGAAGGCAGTACTACAGACGGTTCAGTTTCTGTAGACAAGAACAGTATTCTTAAGCACATTAAGTAATAGGCAAAATAATGGCTTTGTACCTAAAAGAGAACTTAACATTTGATCACGCTAAGATGCAAGTCTTAGCGGAAGATTCTCCCAATGGTGGTAAAACAATGAAGATGCAGGGTGTATTCATAGAAGGCGGCGTTCGCAACGCTAACCAACGTGTATACCCTGTTCACGAAATTGAAAAAGCCGTTGCCACTATTAATGAACAAGTCAAGAATGGTAACAGCGTGTTAGGCGAAGTTGACCATCCAGATGATCTAAAGATTAACTTGGATCGTGTTAGCCATATGATTGAAAGCATGTGGATGGATGGACCAGCTGGATTTGGTAAACTTAAAATTTTACCGACCCCAATGGGCAAACTGGTCGAAGCAATGATTACATCTGGTGTGAAACTTGGTGTTAGCAGCCGCGGCAGCGGTAATGTTAACGATGGCAACGGACACGTCAGCGACTTTGAAATTATTACAGTAGACATAGTGGCACAACCCAGTGCTCCTCATGCCTACCCCAAGGCCATTTATGAAGGCCTAATGAATATGCGTGGCGGATCTCAAATATTTGAGATGGCGAGAGACGCAACCACCGATCAACGAGTGCAGAAGCACCTACAGCAGGCAATGGTGGGCCTGATCAAAGACTTAAAATTAAAGGGAGATATCTAATGTTAGATGCTATCAAACCATTGTTAGACAGTGGCATCATGAACGAATCTACCAAACAAGCCATCAGCGAAGCTTGGGAAACCAAACTAACTGAAGCACGTGAACAAGTACGTGCTGAGCTTCGTGAGGAATTTGCTCAACGCTACCAGCACGACAAACAAGTAATGGTTGAAGCTCTTGACAAGATGGTAACTGAATCTCTGACTGCTGAACTAAGTGAGTTCGCAACAGAGAAACAAGCTCTTGCTGAAGATCGTGTGAAATTCAAAATGCACATGACTGAAAGCGCACAAAAGTTCAATGGTTTCCTAGTCAGCAAGCTGGCTGAAGAAATCAAAGAATTGCGTGAAGATCGTAAGGTATATGAGAACAGCATCAGCAAACTTGAAAAGTTTGTGATCCGTGCTCTAGCCGAAGAGATCAAAGAATTTGAACAAGACAAACAAGCAGTGGTTGAAACCAAAGTTCGACTGATTGCTGGCGCCAAGCAAAAACTTGGTGAACTACAACAGCAATTCATTGCTCGTAGTAGTGGTCTAGTTAAAGAAGCAGTTGCCAAGAATCTTGAGAAAGAGTTGACACAGCTCAAGGAAGACATCCAAATGGCTCGCGAGAACATGTTTGGCCGTCGTTTATTTGAAGCTTTCGCCAGCGAATTTACTGTTACTCACTTGAATGAGAACAAAGAAATCGCTAAACTGCGTTCCACAATCGCTGAACAGAACAAACAACTACGCAAAGCAATTTCCGTTGTTGAGAGCAAGCAGGCCATTGTTGAAAGCAAAGAAAAAGAAATCCGTATTATTAAAGAGTCAGCAGACCGTAAGCACACAATGTCTACACTGTTGAAGCCTTTGAATAAAGAGAAAGCCGCTGTAATGAGCGAACTTCTCGAATCAGTGCAGACCGAAAAGTTACAGTCCGCATTTGATAAGTATCTACCAGCCGTTTTGAACAACAGTGGTGCCAAGCAGTCTAACAAGACTACACTGACAGAATCTGTAAGCGAAGTGACCGGAGATAAAACTGCTAAAAAACCCGCAGTAGAACAACAGACAGATACAAATGTCGTTGAACTAAAGCGTTTAGCAGGGCTTAAATAAGTAACTAACCTCATAAGGAAAAAGAGAAATGACACAAGCACTATTAGAGAGCCGTTGGGGCGAGACCAAAGAAGCCCTGTTAGAAGGCCTAAACGGTTCTAAAAGAACCACAATGGGTGTGATCCTAGAGAACACCCGCAAGCACTTGGCAGAAAACGCTACAATCGGCGCTACTGCTACCAGCAATGTTGCAACATTAAACCGCGTGATCCTTCCAGTGATCCGTCGTGTAATGCCTACAGTTATTGCTAACGAAATCGTTGGTGTACAACCAATGACTGGTCCAGTTGCACAAATCCACACACTACGTGTTCGCTATGCTGACACAGTAAGTGCTGGCGTAAATGGCGCAACAGCTGGTGACGAAGCACTAAGCCCATTCCGTATTGCTACAGCATATTCGGGTTCGGGTGGCGTTGCTCCAACCAGCACAGCTACACTTGAAGGTGTGCCAGGCAACCGTATCAATGTTCAAATCTTGAAACAAGTTGTCGAAGCCAAGACTCGCAAGTTGTCAGCACGTTGGACATTTGAAGCTGCTCAAGACGCACAAGCCATGCACGGCCTGGACGTTGAAGCAGAAATCATGGCTGCTCTAGCACAAGAGATCACAGTTGAGATCGATCAAGAAATTCTTGGTTCTCTACGTGCTCTATCTGCTACTGAGTACACATACAACCAAGCTACCGTATCTGGTACAGCTACATTCGTTGGTGACGAACACGCCGCTTTGGCAGTTCTTATCAACCGTGCCGCTAACTTGATCGCACAACGTACACGTCGTGGCGCAGGTAACTGGGCAGTTGTAAGTTCAGCAGCCTTGACTGTTCTTCAGTCAGCTACCACTTCAGCTTTTGCACGTACCACAGAAGGTACATTCGAAGCTCCTACAAACACCAAGTTTGTTGGTACACTAAACGGCGCAATGCGTATCTATGTTGATAGCTATGCAAGCGACACAACCGCAGTCCTAGTTGGCTACAAAGGTTCAAGTGAGGCAGATGCAGCCGCATTCTATTGCCCATATGTTCCATTGATGTCTTCTGGTGTTGTTCTAGATCCTAACACGTTTGAACCAGTAGTTGGTTTCATGACACGTTATGGATACGTAGAATTGACAAACACAGCATCGTCTCTAGGCAATGCTGGTGACTACCTAGCTGAAATTGCAGTAAGCAATTTGAGCTTCCAGTAATCATTTATCTTTCTCAAAGGGATGGGAAGAGCATTAAAGGGCCGCAAGGCCCTTTTTTGTTGGCTAAGTAACTGTATGAATTACTTCAATCAAGCGTTGGTTCAAGATCAACCCATATTGCCATTAGATTTGTTTATCAAAGATGATGAGTTTTTTAAAAACAAACGTGCAGTATCGATGAATATCATGGACTACCATACTTTGATCAATACCGGCCAAGTATCAGATTTTTATACACAAGCACAACAGCATAATATTGATTTTGTATTCTTATTGGAGTATCATGGCTGGGCACCCGTACCTGACAAGTTAGATACAGCACCGGTACGTACGATAGTTTTCTATTACAATTTTGATCTATTGGATACGCCCAATCCCAATGTGGTATACTATCCCATGTGGATACATTTTGTTAGAGATATTATACCACCAAAAGATATCAACATAACTACCAAATATCCTTTAGCGTGTGCCAGTAGAAATTTCAACAATGGACGAGCTGGAAAAATTTACAATTATCAGTTGCTGAAGTGCAGGCCTTATTTTGAACAAATACTGTTTACAAAATTTCGTTCTATTGAAACATTTGAATTTTACTCAATTCCCACTTTAGAACAAGACCCAGAATTCTATAGTGTACTAGATGATTTTTTAAAAGACTATGCCACTTGGACTCCAATGAATTATGCAGAATTGGATTTGTATAATTCAATGAATGCTATAGAACTATCAGTATACACCGATAGTTTGTTTCACGTTGTTGCTGAAAGTAGAATGACAGAAAGTTTATTGAGTGAAAAGACTTGGAAAATTTTTAAGGTAGGACAAATTCCTGTCATGTGCGGTCCACAACACAGTGTGGCACATCTACGCAGATTGGGATTTGATGTGTTTGACGATATTGTAGATCACAGTTACGATACCGTTGCAGATTGGAAAGGTCGCGTACAAGCCATGCACCATTCTCTAGACAAAATTGTTGTGTTAGATCACGATAGTTTGTTGGAATCAACTCGACTGCGAAGATTAAAAAATCAACAGCATTTATACAGTGACCAGTTGTATCAAACAGTGTTTGGTCCGGTTGTTGATGTAATCAAAAGATAAGCGGCCGAAGCCGCTTACCAGTCTTTTCAAGGTTGCTGTATGTCTAAGTACAACAGTTGTTATTATACAGGTGTTGCAGATAAAAAGCAATGTTAAAGGTAAATATACTTGTCCGCTCACATGCTGTGAGTTTATGCGGAACCCCGCCGCGTATGGCCTAGAACGCCAGACATTACAATCCACACATAGGAGAAATAAAATGGGACGTCCTCTACCAAGTAGATTTTTTGGAAATAGAAACACCGGCAGTGCAAGCGTTACAACAGATGACGGCATTGGCGGAGGATTTGTTGCATCGGCAGCAGTCAGCGGTGGCGCATATACCACCCGACCAGTATTTACATTTACAGCACCAGAATTACCAAATGGCGTAACTGCCACTGCCACAGTAACATCTGAGGCATCTACAGGTGCTGTTACCACAGCAGGAACAGGCTATAATGTTGGCGACTTGTTGACATTGACAGCAGCCGATGGCGGAACTGCCACTGCTTATGTTGCCACATTGGTGGGTGGTGCCGGCACAGGCATTGCCACAGTTAATTTTACCGGCACTGGCGCCAGTCGTGGCAGTTTTCAAGCATTGCCCGGAGCAAAATTTGCTACAGGCGGTACTGCTCCAAACACAGTGTCTGCAACAGGAACTGGATCAGGTGCTGAAATTACTGTTACATTTAGAGCCAAAGCAACGGTCATTACTGAACCAGGTTCTGGTTATACTGCGGCACCAACTGCGGCCACTGGACCATCACAAAGTGTGAGTTTGGGCACAGTGACCATGTCTACATCGTCTGGTACATCATACGGCGCAGATGCTTTTGCTACAATCAAAGTCACAGCACAAACTACCGCAGGTGGTAGTGCATTGGCTGGTGATATTGTTGCTCAGAAAGGCAGCCGTCGTTATCGTGTTGTTACCACAGACGGAACAGCAGTATGTAACCTAGTTGCAAGTTCTCCAGCAGTCAACCAAATGAGTTTGATTGCCACAGATTATTCAGGCAACACATACTATGTGACCAAGCTGACACGTCATCGTGTATTATTAACACAACTCACAGGCTCAAGCCATGAATTTGACACCAGCAGTTCAGCAGCCTGGACTCTGGATGCATTAGTTGCAGGCGATACTGGTATCACGGTACAACTTGCCAACAGCTAATCTAAACAATTAGTTGAAAAATAGCGGCTGAGGCCGCTATTTTTTTTGGATTCGGCAATCATCTTGACAGCATAAATATAAACAAACAGGACCAAAGCAATGAGCGTCACCAAAAAAGTCAACGGCAATTACAATATAGCAACCTATACAGATCCTCTGGCCAATGTGGTTATATCTACTCATACCGTTTTTATTGATGGTAATCTGCAGGTGGGCGGCAATAGTCAAACCATCAATATGACCAACACTGATATCACAGACAATATCATTACCTTGAACAAAGGTGAAACTGGACCTGGAGTTACAATAGCCAGCGGGTCTGCTGGCATACAAATAGATCGCGGCCCTTTTCGCCCGGTGCCAGTGTTGCGCTGGTACGAGC